CTGCTGCTGGAGCAGTAGTTGCTGGAGCACTTGCTACTAAAACTGGCTCGTCGTCAACTTGGTCATCTACAGGTGTAGATACTTTCGCTACCGCTGGTTTATTAGGATCACCTGTTGCTGAACCCATACCTGCTGGTTTGAAATATTGACCCCAACGATCCATATCATAAGCGTCACCATCTACAGAAGCTTCAAACATTTCTTTCATTACTTTTAGTTCAACATCACCTGGTTTCTTAGGCAGGAAGTCACTTAAATTAAATAGACCGTGAGCATCAATGGCTGCTTTTTCAGCATCACTTAGGGCACGTTCACGACGGCTCCATTTAGAAGTAGAGTAGTCTGCAAATCCACCCTTGCTGGTTTTAGCAATACGGAAATCAAGACCTTTTAGATAGTCTGTTGGCAATTCATCCAATTCTGGATCCATCAATGCACCGCGGATCAGTTGATAAATCTGAGGTCCGATAATAAATCTACGGATAGGATTTTCTGGAATTTTATCTTCTTTGATAGGATCTTCTACAACGAAGCCTTGGAAAATGTATGAACGCTTTTTCCAATACTTACGACCCATTTCTTCCAAACTCTTGTCCTTGAACCAGCCACGAACTTCACTCAAGATCGGACATGCTGTACCATCATTGTACATTTCCACGCATGGAACCTGTACCTGTACTGGGCGTGAATCTGTTTCGCCTTTGATACCGGCGAATGGTAGTTTGATCATCGCACGCTCTACCCAAAAGAATGTGTTGTTGGGATTGCCATCGGGTAACAAACGGATAACCGCTTCCTTGCCTTCTTGCATATTCCAGTGTGGGTAAATTGCGTTGTCGCCGCCGCCTGTTGATTGTCCTGTGGACTTTGATTGTGCTTCTTGAAGTTTCGCACGAATTTCTGCTAATGTTGCCATTTGTATTTGCCTCCTATAGCCTTAAATGGTATTTGTATACTACATGCCTTTCGCATAACAACTATTATGCGCTTTTTATTTAGCAAAGTCAAACTTTTTCTAAAATTATTTTAATTTATTTTAACCAAAAAGAAAGGGCACTTANGTGCCCCCTTCTTTAGTACTGCCGACGAATTCTTACATGCCTGATAGTTCTCGAATACGAGCCAATTCTTGCAATTCTGGATTTTGTTCAGTTGTTTGTTGTGGTGCCATACGCTCTACAAATTTACGAGCAACATGTTCTGCCTGTTCACCAAACTTCTTACCTACCATGATTGCAACACCTTCTGGCCCTTTCGGGAATGTTCCTGAATCACGATCATAAAATGATTGGATGAATTCTGCAAGTTCTTCGACTTTAATGCCTGTGCGTTCTTTGCGATCACGTTCTGATTTTTCATCTTTGTCTTTGATATCTTTCATAGTCAAGGGGGCTTGACCGGCTTTCTTTCTATCGATTGCTGGTCTTTCATAATCTCTGGGATTGTCAGGATCTACTGCTTCCTGTGGTACCGGTTCCGCTTCCGGGGCAGTTTGGTCACCTCCTTGGGCTGCTTCCGGCTCTGCTACCATATCACCAAAGTCTAACTGCTCCAATACTTCAGGAGCATTTTGTTCTACCCAATCTTTAACCAACTGCCTTACACAGGAATCTGCATCTTCTGAGGCCTGTTCTTTTATCTGTTTATATAATTCGGGATCTTCTATGATGCCTTTGAGGCTTTCTATGGCGTTGATGCCATCGACACCTGCGGGGAAATGCTGTCCTACTAATTCTTGTAAATTTTGAATTGCTGCTGCCTGTTCTTCCGGATCTTCACTGACAATCGCTGAAGCCTCGCCAAGCCCCATTACCCAATTTTCAAAACGTGTAAATGGATCATTGTCTTCTGTGTCGATTTCAACATCTTCATTAGTTACTTCATCTTGTTGTGTCATAGCGACTATGTCGTCATAGCCTATGGTGTTTCCTTCTTTCATCAGTCTATACAAGACCGGAAACACTGATGCGATATCTTCTTTGAAATTTTTAACCGTAAACTTTTCTTTAAATTCTTCTGCAATTTCTTGAGGTACTTCATATTTTTCTTGTGCCTGGAAATTTTCTTTATAGTTTTCGTAGTGGCTTTGTTTGGCTAATGCCTTGATCTGCTCACGCAGATGATTCAGTTGTGCTGAGCTCTGTTCTACAATACCGTTGGTATCAGAGTTCATAAGATCATTGCGAACAACGTAATTTCCAAAACTTTTCAGTTGTGCAATTTCTTCACTCATTCTAATAATGCTTTCACCGATAGCATCATAGGGTACACCGCCGTTGGCCACATGTCGCTGCATAGCTCTTGCACCTGCTAAATGTATAAATGGATATTTAAATCTTTCCCCGTCTTGGTTTTCCACGAACAGTGCAGAAATATGACGTGTTCTTGCACCCGGTTGTGTGTCATCCATGACTGCTTGATTATGTTTAATAATCAATCGTGTATCCATTAGTTTTTGGTAGCTCATTAGTCTGCTACCGTACATAGTGCTTTCACTCATAATGCTTTCTCCGACGGGCTGTTGTATCATGTTTGGCTCTGTTTGTTTGGGTTGTGCGTTTTGACTTAAAAATTCATAATCTCTCTTATCAAGATTATCCTTGGCAATATCTCTTGTATCAAAACTCAATAGTCTGCGTTTGGCAAACTGACGTAATTCTTTTAAGAAACCGTACCAATTGTCTTTTTGTCCATCATCCATTGATTCTGTGATGCCGTGACTGAAGTAGACTTTCATAGAGTTTTGCTCAGCTAAACTTATGCTGACATGCCCGATAGGCTGTTCACCCTCCATGTAATCAAAATCAAAAAATCGTGCTTCTTCAGGATTGATGGTAATTTGACCAGTTTCTGCACCTAATTTAAGTCCAGAAAATCGGCTGCGTATCTTGTAAAAAAGATCTGTTGCTATGTTGTTTCTTGCGTCCATAGTTATATTTATCACAGTCCCATGCTAACAAAGATAGGCATAGGCATCTGCTCTTCTGAAATTTTCTCCGTCATTTTATCGTAGATATGTGGATCCCAGTCGCTGAGTACATTGGCCATGCGTATGATCAGCAGAGTAGCTGATACAAGATCGTCATGTTCTCCGGTTTTAGCACCAAATCCTACGCCATGTGCCACAAATGTTTTAAGCTCTGAAATCAAAGGTTTTGAATTTAGAACCATTTTACTGGTTTCCAACATATTTTTCAGTTGGCTGCAACAGGTAATTTTACTGCGGTGCGTGGTGTTGAATCCTTTGCGGAATTTGCGTATATGACCTTTGCGCATAGGCTCACTTAAAAACAATCCATGAAAGTTTTCTTCACCCAGATCACTGATAACAATCAGTGCGGCTTCACCTAAAGTGTTGTTTTCTACTGAGTAGTAGATCTGTGGAGTTCCGCCCTTCTCTACTCCACGATCATTGATATACCTCAGTATTTCTCGCATGTGTTTGACCTGTGCCTGTATGGGAGTTAGATTATGTCTCCATTCTGCCACTTGCACCATAGAAGGCATTTCAAATACCTGTATAGCTCCATAATCACCNCCTGTGCCCAAGCTGGGATCAAGTGCTACTAAGTAGGTAGCTTTAGGATCGATATCTTTGTACCAGCGTGTTTGCCCCATAGTCATTGTGGGGTCAACACCTTTAAGTTCTGCCAATCGTACAGCATTGATCAGTGTTTCGTCAAAGATCAAAAACTCGCAATCAAACTCTCGACGGAAACGCTCTTCGCCAATCTTACTGCGTTCGACCTTGGCCCATTCTTCATCACGATCTGGATGTTCTGCCCAATGTGCGAAATATGAGTAGAATCCGTTAGTGCCTAATTTAGATTCATTGCCATATTCATCAAACTTTTTATTGGCTTCAGTCCAGATAAGGGCAAACTGATCTTCGTCTGAGTTTGGCGTCGATGTAATAATACATTTACCGCCTGTTGACAATGTGGGAGATAGAGCAGTCCAGAACTCTTTGGCTTTTTCTGGTGGTTGTACAAATGCGAACTCGTCGCAGTAAATCAATGAAAGAGATTTACCACGACCGGTATTTTCTGTTGTGGTAGTTGCTTGTATACGACTACCGTTATCAAACTCAATAGTATTTCTATTGTATGAATACACTCCAGCACGTATAAAGTCTGGCAAGTTTTCGTACCCGTAGCGATAACGATTCATAATGTCCTGCGCACCTTCATATTTGTGAGCAGCGATCAGAACCTGTGCTTCTGGTACAAACATAGTGTACCAAAGTAGATANCCTGTAGCACAGGTTGTCTTGCCCATCTGNCGAGGTAACATGGCTATACACTGTTTGTTATCGTGATAGGCATTTATTAATCTTTCTTGATATTCGTAAGGATCGAATTTAATAGCACCCCGAACTGGATGTTGAATCTTTAAAAAATTTTTACAGAAGTATAAAGGTCCAGTTACTGGATCCATACATGCTTCTAAATGCTTGACTTCCTCGAGAGTGTATCGTTGAGGAGCATGAGCCTTTTTGATTAAATTTCCGTCGAGACTTTTTGCCATATGAACTATTTAATGAAAAAAATAGGCTCCGAAGAGCCTATTTGAGTACTAAAATTGATTAAGCAAATGTCAGACCGGACAATGTTACATTTGTTACTGTAACGTCATCTTCTGCTGTGCCTAAAGCTGCACGAATTTCATCTTCAACATTTTCATAAGAGCCGTCTGCGCTGCCGGATGCGCCGAAGCCAGTACCGGTATCAGTTTTATTTAGGTGTACTANTGCTACAAATCCTGTTCCAGTGTTGCCCGGAACACCTACATAATAAACTTCAGCTAAGTCTTGCAAAGCCGATANCGCTTTATATAGATTGCTNTTAGCAGCAGAAGGCGTTGTTGAAAAATTAATTGTTGCAGATATAATTTTTAATGCCTGTAACTGTGGGGTCCCAAAACGTGTGTAAGGACCAGCTCCGGAAGCACCGTCGCCTAATAACTTTCTTGCATTATCGTCAATATTTCCTGTTAATCCGCCGCCTATTGCGTCACCGTATAAGTCTGCCATTATTTTGCTCCTTTAGCTTCTGCTAATCTTTGTTGTAATTCTGCACGAATCTGTGCTCGTAAGTCTGTGCTTTCATATGCACCAGCGGCCATCGGATTATCACCGCGATATGGTTTGCCGCTGAAGCTTTTCTTTTGCTTGTGTAAATCATTACCATCACGGATTGCA